GTTGCTACAGCCGCTAAACTAGCAGTAGCCGCCTTGGTGTTAATCTGAGTTTGAACATCTGAAGTAACCCCTGCTAGTCGGTTAATTTCAGTGTTAGAAACCGTGACACCTGTTATTTCAGTGGTAGCAATTGCACCGTCAGCTAGGATACCACTAGGTGTTTGACCAGTGCTTATAAAATCTGCAAAATCTCTTGCTCTAGACATTAGCTTGGGTCTCCTAAAACTAATACAGTATCTTTGTCAGTCGCGTGACCAACTCGATATGTGCCTGATGTTGCTAGGGCTGTACCTGATGGGTTAGCAAAAAGCTTTTGCCCTTCTTGGAATGTACTATTCGGTATATCTTTTGTGCGATTTAAAATTGCTACTGAACCTGCCGCACCTGACGAAATAGCTTCTTTAGCTTCACCAAAATAACTTGATACATTTGTATCTACATATGGCAGATCAAAACGTGTAGCAAATAATTGATTAGTTGCATCCATATAAGAACCTGCCCCACTACCGCCAACAACATGGTCATTGTTAAATGTCATTCCCATGCCGCCAGTACCATGAATAGGAAAAAGGTGATTAAACTGTGGTCTAAGACTGCCTGTATTTGGAGCGTTTGGTGCAAACTGACCTGTGCCAGTGTCTGTAACAGTACCATCACTAGCTATTTTCCAATGCTCTATTTCTCCACCATTATGGTCAACAGCAGACCATACCCTAATAAATGGATTCCAACCAAGACCAGAAGAATACCCACTAAAACCAGAAGGCATATTTTTAAGACCATAACTTGTAATATCTAATGTATCGTGATTTACGCTAAAAATATGATAATATTGTCTTGCGCCTTGAGCGCCTGAGTTACTATAAAATGCTACCACACCAACATTATTAACTTCATCATATATCATTCTGGCAGGAAAACCATTATGATTATAGTTAGTAGAAAATTTAGTTCCATACGTTGTGCCAGAACTTTCAACTTTAGCGGCAAACATTTTAAAAGTAGAACCATCTGCACCACCAATAACATGAATGTCATTTAGAACGTGCGTTCCTACTAAACTATTATTACCCCACGAAGTACCCTTAGAACCTGATGGTGTATTAGAAGGTCTTTCATTGTAAAGACCGTTTGAGCCGTGTGTCGAAGAAGGTGTGCTAGAACTTCCATCCCAAGAACCATGACTAAGAGATAGTTCTCCATTCGTATAAGCACCTATAGCAAAAGTGCCGCTTTCTTCACCATTAGCAGATATGTACATAGAACTCGATGAGATTGATGATGTACCAAACGTACCTTCACTTGTTTGCGACCAATCAGATCCGTTCCATCTTAAACCTCTAACATAAGCATAGCCGTTAGTACCTCTGTATGCTAAAAGATACCCTTCACTTGGGCTTCGTTTTGGAGACAACCAAGCTGCATACATAGATGTTTGCATACGTTGAGAAATATTTGTAAAAGTTCCAGTACTAGCGTCATAGTCTGCACTTTTAATATACCCATATACGTTACCAGTATTATCTCTATACCAAAATAAATATTTATTATGAGTTTGGTTATAAACACCTGCATGACCAGTTTGACCAAAATTTGCAGTTGTTTGAGCAGCAAATAATTTTGTACCGTTATCTGATTTTGCAAAGTCGGAAGCTATAGCCGTAGAAGTAACTGGTGCAACCGTACCGTTATCATTAAGAATAACTAAATCACCATTAGCTACAGTAGCACTTGCTTGGAATTTTCCTGTAGGGTCTCCTCCACCTCCACCTGATCCACCTGTTAAACTTGAAAGTGTAGCCATTTATGAAACTCTCCATTCTGTGCCGTTGTAGACAAGCGCAAGTTGTGCGTATGCTACGTCTACGATCAGCGAAGTATCGCCATTGATATTGTTGCCATTACCTGCAACGGTTAAATTGTTTACTGAAAAATCACCTGCAATTTGTCGTATTTCAACGAAGTCTCCAGTACTTGCTGAAGAGGGTAGTGTAAGGGTGAATGCTGCACTTGAAACATCACAGGCATTTCTTGTATTTTTTGTTACTGTGGTTGCTGAAGACAGAATACTAAAGCCAGTTAGTTTATCTAATTCTGCACCATCGTTTGCTACATCTCTGCCATCGACTGTACCTGTAACAATGATGTTTCCTGTAACATCTATAGGTTTATTGAAAGCCCACTTATCACCAGTATTGGCATATGTCAGTGTGGCATTAGCCCCTGCTACCGTTAATCCTGCACCATCAGCGGCTGCGGAATTAGCTGCACCATCTGCCACAGTGATGTTCAAATCATCTACCGTCAGAGTTGCCGTGTTCAATATAGTCTGAGTGCCATTGACAGTAAGTGACCCATCTATAACTACATCACCGTTTGAGTCAGCATTAACTAAAGGAACCCAGTTACCTGCGTGAGCATAATAACCTTTGCCAGTAGCGTGAACATGAGCAAACATTCCGTGATACGTGGACGCTGATGGTAAGTCTGATAACTGAGAATAGACGTTAGCATACTTTATCTTATTAGAACCAAAGTCTACGTCTGCACCTAAGACAGGGTATCGGGCATCTGACTGTGTTTTAGTGTAGTGAGTAGATAAGCTGAAAGTTCCGTAGCTGACAATGGCAAGAGTATCGCCTGTATTTGCTGCACTCCCTAAAGTAACAGAAGTACCGTTTGTAGCGGTAAAGTCTGATGGGTCTAGACGCAAACCATTTAAATAGACATCCACGAAAGTGGGGTCATATATAGCAGGAAATACCGTTGTAGAACCACCATATGATCCACTATTTGTACCTACTGTATAATCTTTTCTTTCAGCCGTACCGTTTACGCTAGAACCTGCAGCTTGGAAACCACCAGAGCCGTACACCTTCATCAGGTTATTAGCTGTATCAAACCACAAATCTCCAATCGTTAAATTTGAACCAGATGGTGCGCTAGAGCCTACAAAGTATGTATCTAAAAATTGTTGGGCTGTTGTAATCGAAGTTTGGGCGGTAGAGGCATGAGTTGCCGCATTTTGCTCTGAAGTGAGGGCTGCAGCCGCGCTGTTTGCAGCCGCTGTAGCTGAACCTGCCGCTGCCGAAGCACTACCTGCCACTGCATCTACATAAGCCTTGTTTGCAGCATCTCCTGTAGCACTAGGGGTAGGCAGATTTGAAACAGTGTTACTGTTCATGTTTAGGACACCAGACATGGTGTCACCTGTTTTAGCTACCCTAGTATCTCTTTGTGTATCTACATAAGATTTATTAGTAAGGTCTGCAGTATTAGTAGGCGTATAGGTAGTCGTAATCTTTTGGCTACCCATGTCGATAGCACCTGTCATAGTGCCACCTGCCAGAGGTAGTTTAGCTGCTATACTATTAGTAACATTAGTGGAAAAATTTGCATCATCTCCCAATGCAGCCGCTAGTTCGTTTAGTGTATCTAATGCTGCAGGAGCAGAAGCTACAAGATTTGATACTTCGGTATCAACATAGCCCTTAGTCGCAGCATCATTTGGATTAGTCGGGGTAGTCAGGTTGGTAATAGTACCTGTCGTACCTGCATCCATGTTCAAAGTGCCATTGATAGTGACATCATTAAATTGGCTAGAGCCTGTCGTAGCGGTTACGTTACCAGTAATACCGCCAGTAAGATTACCTGTAAGCGTTCCGTTGATTGCTAAGTTGTTAAAAGTAGATGTACCCGAAGATGCCGTTACATTACCTGCTACGTTACCAGTAAGGTCACCAGTAAAACCGCTAGAGGCAGAGACTGTTGTACCTGCGATAGAGGTTGGGTTTGTACTACCAATTACGACACCGTTTATTGAGCCGTTGCTACCAGAGCCACCAACTGTAACAGAACCTAAAGTAGAAGTAGTAGAGTTTAATTGAGCTAAAGTACTAATACCTGCAACATTAGCATTTCCTGCAAGGTGTAAGTCTTTGTATTTCAGGCTAGATGAGCCGATGTCTATTGTGTTAGTAGTTTCAGGGACAATCTTTAAACCATCATTAGCTACTATCTGTCTCCACTGTGCGGCATTGCTTGTGCTATCTACACAAATAAATATCTTGTCAGTGCTTACGTTTATCCAAACAGAGCCTACTGCATAGTTTTGACTGATATCATTTGCTATAGTTGGATTTGATGTAGCATCTAATTTATTAGCACCCCCAGAACCACCATTAACTGCAGGAAGTAACCCAGAAACAGAGGTAGCTAAATTTATTTTAGGACCTGCTCCTGCAGAAGTGCCATCGTGCGTGTGTCCAGTAGAAGCATGAAAGGCTGCTAATAATTGATCAAATTCTGCGTTTAATGGTGGGGCAGTAATATTACTACCATTGATAATACTGGCTATGGATTGTCTTGTATAACCTGTCATTATCTTCTCCCTGCGGTACTAAATTCAAAAACCAATCCTTGAATTGAGAAAGGTTCTGATTGTCCTATTGTTACAAAAGTCGCGCTCACGGCAAACCCACTTCCTTGTACATCTGTGGTCATAATAGGCTTTGAGTTACCACCATATAAAACATTGGCTGCACCATAGTCTATATTAAGACCTGCATATTCTACCTGACCACCTTCACTTTCTTGTGAATAAGTAGATGGAGTCAAAGTTGCGTTATCTCCCCAATCATATGAGAGTGTTAAAAATAATTCTACAGGACCTTCTGCCCTAATAAAAGTATTTAGTTTTCTAATTACTTTTCTTTGTTCAGTATCTCCAAAATCTAAAAACGGAGTTTCATATACACTAAGAATATCGGAACCTTTAAAACTAGTTCCTCTTTCTTGTCTGTAAACTTTTCCGTCAAAGTCCCCATGTAAAACGTGTTCTATAGTATTTATATATTCACTTGTAGCACATGAAGCTCTAATGCCAAGAAGCTCTCCGTAAGACCACTTAATTGATCCATCTCTATCATACAAGCCCCCAATAATACCAAATGAGTTTTCTACATTTATATTAGGATCACCAATAAAAAATCTTACTTGAGACTTACTTCTTATAACGCAAGAACTAATATTATCTGAGGTTTGTCTTTCTATTAGAGTTTTAAGCAAGACTTGTATTGGTTTACTTACAGACTCTAACTCAACATCTCCAATTCTAGAGGTCCCTGCTACTGGTCTAAATCCATCTGGTGCAAGAAATAATAAATCTCCACCAATCTCAACTACACTGTCTCTTGCTATACATCCTACGTTTTTAGTTACGTCTTCGGTGTCATATAAAAATTCACCTTGAAAAGCTTTCTGTATAGCGTTAGCCCCAAATATAAACAAATCATTTCTGAATGGCTTTATTTGAACTACTTTAAATGGGGCCTCAAACTGTTGAGCTAGATTTTTTTGACTTGGACTAGTGGTAGCAAAATCAAGTATGTTACCTCCACCACCTTTTGCACTAACCGATATTTTAGTAGGAAATGCGCTGTCTCCTGCAAACCAGAGAGAATTGTTAAAGAACTCTACTAGGCTTGGTGCGGCTACAACCTGCGCTCCACCTGCTTGAGCAAAAGATTGTCCTGTATTAGAGGGACTTACAAAAGTCCAGTTTGTCCCATCAAATAGTATTCCGTTATTTACCCCATCAGCAAACGCCATAAAATTTACGCTATCTAATGAGAAACCTATTCCTCTTACTTTTTCTACAGACCTGCTACTTACTGTATGACTTAGAGTAAGCCCTGTGACAAATACTTGCCATCCTACATTATCTAAAAACTTGTAGTAAGAGTATGTGTTAGCTCCTGCGTCTTTTCTTGCAGCAATAATATAAGGATTTCCAAGTTGTTCATTTTGATAAACAAATACTCCTAATACTTTGCCTTCTCCATTTGAGCCACCTACAGTAGAGTCAATACCACCTAGTATCTCATATCCTTCTACCCTACGATATCCCCCATATAAAGAAGGCTCATAATTAACAAGTCTAGTAGCAGAACCTGAAAACTTATCTGATAATTCTAAGTGGTTCTCATTACTATTAAGGCCACCAGAACATACTAGCTTGTATGACTGTATCTGGTCTGCCATTAGAACCTTACCCTGCTATCCCGTACATACTCATAGTTATTGATAAATAAGGTTTGTAAATCTTTTAGACCACTCATAAATGCTTGAAACGCAAGTTGAGCCGCCTCTACATTATCTTTAAACATATACATATGATAAAGTGCGCCATCTACTATAACATTGTCAAAACTTTCTGGTATTCTAGTTACATCAGTAGCTGCAGTTAAATCTGTATAGTTAAGAAAGTATCTAAATCTTACTTGAAAAGCTGCGTTAGGAGAGGGGGTTACTCCAAATCCTGTACCATGAGAAGCAAATACATATTCTGGTACACCTACTCCTGCATTACCTGCGTCATAGTCTGCATCTCTTCTAGTGGCATACCACTCATCCCTATCCATATATTTTAAAGTAGTAAATCCCGTGTTAAGGGAGTCATCTTTTATAATCTGAAATGTATTCCAATCAGCCTTTTTAAAAGCTGTAGGCCAAGAATATTCTGATTGACCTGCTACTAAAGTTTGTGTGAACTCTGCAGCATTAAAAGGCCATTCAAATTCTGCCTGATTGACTTTTGCAATTGCAGCCCTGACTGCATCTTTGACTAATGCCTGTACCCCTCGCACAGTAAGAAAGTCTGAAACGGGTATCTCTACCTCATTCAGCCTTCGCAAAGTTTTATTTGATAGGTCTATATAGGTAGAGGGCATAGAAAATTCCTAAATGCATATAGTTGAGGGGCAAGACTTAACCTGCCCCCCATAATACTGTATAACTTACGCTAAGTTGTAAGCGGCTGTGAATAGAGCTTCTGGACGAAGAATTTTTCGGCCATATAACTGCATTCCACGAACAATATCTGCGAAGGTTGTAGGTGAACGGAAAGTCTCTGTTTTAGCGATCTGTTCCGCTGTTGCTACTGCAGATGAATGCCCTGCCACTAGGAAACTCATGTTAGTTTCTGAACCTGCTGATGCTGCAGTTCCTGCCCCTGTACCTAGTGCAGGTAGGTTGTTGGATTTGTAGATTGTGAACCCACGAAGTTGTCCGGGCATACGTCCGTTTCGTAGCTCATCTCCACCACCGAAGTCAGAATTAATTAATTTTGAATCTTCATCCATTAATACTTCTGCAAACACAGGGTCAACCACACACCATCTTGAATCAGTGTCTACTGCAGCCTGATCCATTTGTCGTGCAATACGGTTTAGGATTGCTAGTGGTGAAGTAATACCACCTGCACCGCCACCTGCAGCGATTGGGATAGATGTGATTTCTGCTGCACCACCAATATCAGAACCACCGAAGTCAGTGATATCTAATTTGTTAGCAGGTAGCAATTCGTCATTATCGGCATTGCTGTCTGCTTTGGTGCTTCCTGTTTCAAGTGAAGTACGTCTTGCACCTGCCCCAGTAAAACCTGCCATATGATGCAAGACTTCTGAGTCAAATGTATCACGCAATTTATAACCTGCACGGTCACTAGCCAAGTCACCAAAAGAAACGTGGCTGTGTGCTTCTTCAATATCGTCAATTGCGAACTGGAAGTAGTTTGCCTGATTAACGACCATAGTGAAGTCAGCGTCTGTGAGGTCTTGAGTTGCTAGAGTAGTACCACGCTCATATGTTGTGATTGTGATATCTGGCTCTTTAATTATTTTAACAGAGTCCCCGAAGTTAGCTATTTCCCCGGAATAATCTGTGTTAGTTACTGCATCTACAACAGATGCCGTTCTAAAGGCCTTTTGGACCTTTTTGCTATAGATTACTGGGCTGAAGTTACCTGAGTTAAGATTGGTATAGCCCGATGCTTTTGCGAATGCCATTGTTTGTTCTCCTATATGAAATGGCTTTTAAATACACCTCTCCTATGTCCTTTACAGGAAGAGGTAGCTAGATCAGATAAGACTAACTTAGTGGCAGACTACTTGAGGGTATCACGAAACTTTGTGGTCCTCTTTGATCTGGTATACCTTGTTATATTTATCTGGAAGGGGCAGGGTATACCACTACAGAGTGGTGTCCTGCAAATCATATTACAACTACATTATAACACAGTGGGAATTATTATACAATAGTTAATTACTATCTTGCAGCCCCCGATATGTCATAAGCAAATTTGCCTGTCCGAATTGCTTCTTCTATGGCTTCTTCGTTTGCAGCATATTCACGGTCAGACATAGCCTGTACAAGACTTTCAGAAAACTTCATCCCCTGCCCTGAACTTGGGGCAGTACTAGAAGTTCTTCCTATAGACTGTGCCGCACCATTAGATTTTTTCTTTTTACCCATCTGAGCTTTGTAGAGATCGATTGTACTTGCAGCCCATGATGCATCTGTATTGTTCTTATATACAGAATCTTGAATAGTGCTATGCTGTAGAGCAACCCACTCATGGAACTTAGGGTCTTTCTTTATTTCCATAAAGTCTGGATGCCTTTGAGAAAGAGCCTGTTCTGCAGATTGTCTATTTACTTTTTTCTCAAATTGTTCAACTTTAGCAAGACGCTCTTCACCAATTCGTAGGGCTTCATTAGCGCGTTTTTGAGCAATAGTATCAACGATTTTGGCAACATCAGGATATTTTTTACTCCACTGTTCAACCTCTTCGTCAGTTTTAGGGAACTTAATTTGTTTCCTAGTCGCTGCATCAAGTTGTTTTTTAATATTTGCAACTTCTTGATCCTTTTGATTTCGTACTTCTTGAATGTGGCGCTGAATGTCTTGATAGCGTTTTTTATAACTTTCCTCTTCAGCATTTAATTCCTCAGTTGGTTGTTGTTCTGCCAGTACTTCCTGTGAGTAGGTCAACTCATTATCTTCTTCAGGCATACGGCTATACTTTTGCTTCTTCTGCATAATTGCTCCTTATGGGTCCGACTAATCGGGTATCCATTTTGTTAAACTGCAAAAACTATTTTTTGTTTCTTCATAATTGCAGGGAGTGGTTGCGACATTGGATAGAGTGTTTCATCTTCCTCGTCATCTAAATGGTCATCAACCTCTACGGCTGCGACCTCTACATCCATCATTTCGGATGGAATTTCTTCGGATGTTTCTCCTTCCGTTTCGGCCTCTTCTTGTTTGGTATCGTCTGAGGCTTGAACTTCGGTGTCATCAGCGCCTTCGCTATCGGGTTCTTCTTCGTATACTTCATGGATAAGCCCACTCATTTCCATAGCCATGAGTCCCATTTCTGCTTCATTCTGCAAATCCATAATATGTCTCAATCCATGCCACTTCACTACATGGGCAGGAAGTACATATTCGTCTTCGCTAAGATTAGCAGGAATATCATCACGCACGTTTTCTGCAGAGGAGCCAATTGGAATGGGGTTACCAGATACTTCATCATATCCAGATACCATTGGATCATCCATTCCGCAAGTGCAATCAGGACCACCATCACAAGAACTCATCATACCACCATGATAAGCCTCTACTGGCTTCATTTTCTCTAGCTCTTCCTCGTCAACTAATTCATTCTTTTGCAGAGCTAGTTGTATTTCACGCTCTGAAGGAGACACAAATCCATCTTCATCTCTGTCTGCTTCAGAAACATCTACTTGTTCTACCTCATCTGCAATTTCTTTATCTTCTTCTGATCGACCTTTCATACCATCTGCTTTTGTTATAAACCCTCCATCGAACACTTGTGGGTTATACCAAAAAGTTTCAAACTCTTGTCTGGTAGGATTATTCTGTCTAATAAAATCTGTTACTCTATCAGACAAATCCTCTAGAGAAGGCATACTGTTATCTCCAGACATACCATATACATTAGTTGCTCCTGCGTTTCCTGCTTCAACTATATTGTCCAAAGCTTTTTGGAAGGCAATTTTTCCACCATCCTTAAATACAAGAACAGGAAGTTGTACAGGACGTCCATCAACCATATATTCTTCTGATACCACATCAGTTTGTTGCTCTTCACGCATATACTCACGAACACTTGGCTCTGGGTCACTAAACATTCGCCTCATTGGGCGCTCTTCTGGCTCTGGCCTTGGCATTGGTTTCAATGGATACTGTTCTAGTAACTCTCTGTCTCTCTCAGCCTGTTGTACAAAGAATTGATCTCCTGCCTCTGCTCTAGGAGATACATCTATTTCTTGCTCTGGTCTTAGTCTTGGTTTCATTTGTTCCATTACATTTCCTCTGGTGACATTAGGCCTGTTACTAAACCGCCTTTGTTAAACATAGTACTAGCACCACCTTTTATGGTGCGTTTTTCGTTAGGGTCTATTACTCTTTGAGGAAAGCTCCCAAATGTCTCTTCTATAAGACCAAGTGCCTGTTCCTGAGTAAGATCACCTCTATCATAAGCATTCCATATTTGATTTACCTTTTGTTTATTAGGTAAATTCTTCTTATCTTTATCAAATAAAGTTCTTATAGCTTCCCATACAATAGATTGAGTTTCTCTAGGACGTAATCCTCTATCGTCTGCAACATTTCTATAAACATCAGCCGTAACTCCATAGATGCCTTTTGCACCATAACCTTTTGATGAAGACCCTGCAGTTCCTAGACCTTGAGAAACTAGTGGATCAGAGCCACCTAAAGGTTTCATATACCCTGCAGCAATAGCATGAGTGTCTATAGTTACATCCCCAAAATCAGAAAAAGGTACTTCTATATTATTGTAAAAATTTCTAACTTTATGTTGTTCTCCTAAAGCATCAGAAATTATATTTAAATCTCCATTACTTTCTACTGCTTTTACTGCTTTAGCTATTTCTCCAAAATTTCCCCATGAAACAGCTTTTGGTTTTCCATCTGCATTAAGAATAATATCTCCAACTTCTCCTTCAGGCGTAAGTGATCTATGAGTTCTAGGATTATACGCTTGATCGTAAGCCCTTATCCACATAGCCTTTTGCATATCTGTTTCTAATTCTGCGTATGTCTTACCTTTTATACTTTCAAAAATAGGTCTATTTTTATCTTTTAAAAACACAGGATATTTTTTAGCTGCCGCTTCCATTTCTGGAGTAAAAACCATGTTTCTTTTATTTACAACTACATCTACTAATCGTTCTGCCAAAGATACATTACTAAACCAATCCATCTGAGGAGATAAAGCAGCTATAGTTGCCGACATAGCAGATTGAGGCACACCATACTTATCAGCTAATTCACCTGCTATTCTATTGGCCCCCTCATACCAAACTTTAGTTCTATCTTGAAATTGTTTGGGCAATCTATCTAAAATAAATTCTAGATTTTTTTGTTGCATAGCATTTACATATTCGAGCCTTGCTTCAGGGTCTAAGTTTTCAAGGCCTTTAAATGCAGGAAAATACCTACCTGCATCTACTCCATCATACTCAGCGGAGCCATCTCTACGGGTAGCAAGAAAATCTATGTTTTTATCTAAAGTACCTGCCTCTCTCATAACATCAGTATCAATTACTAAGTCTCTATTATAGGTTTCAGGAAGAATAACTTTTCCTGTTTTTTTAGTATCTTGTATAGGAACTCTAGTAGAAATACGATTACCTAAAAGGTCTTCTGTTTGTTCTACTACAGTAGCAGGTACAGTGCCACTTTCACTATATGGTTTTCTTGGCATATCTGAACCAAGCACACCTGCTTCCATATTGATCTGTTCTACTTCAGCATCATCAAGTATTCTATTTATTTTCATAGAACCACCAATCAGCCACTGATTAGGATTACCTGCTTTAGTATTATAATAATAAAAACCACCTTCAGGTATTTGATCTGTTATATGGGCGGTTTTAGGATCAATAGAACCATCTTTCCTTATAGAAGCGTTAGCAATTGCCTCTGATTGCCAATCTACATCATTAGGTAATTCAATTTCTGCCCAGACAGTATCTTCATCGCGTAAACGCTCAAAGTACTTAGTCTCTCCTGCTTTTGTGTATTTTATTTCTCCCTTTTTATTTTTCTTTCTTGAAACAGCCTCTCCTGCAGCTTTCAACTGATTATATTCAGCTTCAGTTATTGAAATATTTTCTCTTTCTACAATTAAATTATTTGCGCCATCAGCTTTTAATTTATCGTAAGTTTCTTTTGAGATTTTAAATTTAGATCCAATATGATTTACCCACGGTAATTGTGCAGCATGAAATCCGGGGCGATATGCAAGTTCACCTATCTCAGATTTAACTTTACCAGATTTTGCTAATTCTCCTGCTATTGCAGGAACCCATGTATCTAAAGGAATGGCAGTTTTAGCATCTACATATAAAGGAAATAACTCACCAGTTTCTCTATTTATTCTAAATAACTTATATCCTTTTACAGAATTTAAAGGAGGAGCACCATTTTTACCCATGTTAGCTGCTTGATATGCGGCTACAGACATTAACTCTTCGTTAAGAGTATCTAAGTTTTCATCATTTAGGTCAGAATCATTTACCTTATCTTTTTTAATTTTTATATTCCCACCCATCGATCCTAAAGCATTAGCATCTACTTCAAGTTCAGGAAGAACCTTTGATAAAGATGTACCTATTTTTACTACTCCACTTGCTGCAGGTACTACAATAGAAGCATTAAGATAATCACTAAGTCTTTCTTGTCGTGCTTGTGTCATTTGATCTGCAGTAGCAGAATCTTCAGTCACTCCTTCAGGCAAATAATCCTCTAGACTTTTAGTTCCTACATTTGCAATAGATTGACCTACTCCACTAACAAATTCAGTAGTAGTTTCTACAGGGTTTTGCACAAACTCTTTGCCACCTTCATATATACCTGTTCCGATAGCTTTGGCTACACCTACTGGGTCTTCAACAACAGCCTTTCCAAACTGGTCTATACCTTCAGAAATAATGTTTGCAGTACTTTTACCTTTTATAGGAGTTTGATCTCTAATATAACTTGGAGTATTATCCTCTCCATCCCCTATAATAAAAGGATCATCCTGAACGGGGGTATCAGATTGCTGTAGAAGGTCAGTAAACTTCATTCTGCACCTTTTAGGGTTTCATGTCTAAGGGTAGCTATCCTACGAAGCTCCGTTATAGAGCCTTGTATTTCTAGGATGCGGTTAGGGTCTTTGCACGTTTCTAGAAGAGTACGCAAAACCTCAATCCTCTGGTCTGCATACCCCACTAAAATATCAAAGTGGTCCTTGTCATTTACTAAAGGTAACAGGGACCTATAGAAATCTTTATTCATTACTTTTTCTTTAAGCACTTACCTGCCTTCTTACAGTCTGTGTTTGTTTTACAGGGATTGCAATACGTCATTGAATTACCTCATTTGCTGTGGGTGGGGGTTGATCTGGCTGTGGCGCATTACCGCCATTGGCTCCACCACCTGAACCAGTAAATCCTTGAGTATCAGGTGTAGGGGCTTGTGGTGTACCTGCGCCTTCTGGAACTGGTGGCGTAGGCGGCTGTGGCTGTTGAGGCATCATTGCCTGTATCTCAGCCATCATCTTCTGTTGTATTGCGGCTTCTCGTGGATCATTAAGTATCTTGTCTTCATCTAGGTCCATACTGGAAGCTAGTTCTCTTAGAATAAAGTCATACTTAACAAACGGAGCCATCTGTGGATTAGCGGTCATTTGCATAAACTGTAGTAGACGCTGACTTCGGACTTCGTTTCGCATCAGGCTTTCTGTGCCTCTGGCTTTTACGTCCAAGTCTCCAGTAAATTCTTTATCAAAGTTAAACTGCATATTGAATGCAAATAGACTTTTGCCTAAAGGACCTAGAAGGTAGTCATCAATGTTTCGTACCACTGCTTTAATATTTTGCGCTGCAGCCCCCATGAGCATAGACATACCACTGGCGGTTCTGCCTACCCCACCTACGGCTCCAGAACCATGCGAGTAACTAGGTATACCAGTAGCCTCATCAGCTAACTGCCTAGACTTATCAAACATCATCAAAAGTTCTTGGCTTACGTTCGGAAATTTAGTTCCAAAGATAGCTTGTCCGGGTGCTCCTGCCTGTCTCCTAAAGACTTTGCCCGGATAGACTTGTAGGTCTTGACCGGGTACTAAATTAGTTTCATCTACTTCGATAAGTAGGTTACCAGATAAGGCTCCATTATCTACAGCCATTCTCATAAAGCCATTCATAAGCAATTGAGTATCTGTCATGTTTTCAGCTACACCAATACCAAAGAATGAGTAAGGATTTAGCTCATACGGTACTGCTAGATATGGAATACGACTAGGAGTAAACGGATTTAATACTAGTCTCAGTATCTGTCCATTACATACCCATATATTTACTTGTACCTGATCTTGATCTGCTAATTCATCTGGTAACTCTAGGTCAGCTTCTTCAGCTAGTTCGTTATCAAGAACTCCCCAATATTCTAAAACCTCAAAGCGATCCATCTGTTCAGATACACTGTCTTCCTCTAAGGCATCTTCCCAGTAGTTACGGTAGTAGTCTGCCCCGTAGCTGATAGCTAATTCTATGGACTCATCTCGAAAATGTGGGCGTTTTTTAAGATTTCTTAGCTGTGTACGATTAAGCCTATGTCTCTGAATAGTAAACTCAGCTTCAGACATATTTCGTGCATCAGGGTCTGGATAAAAATCCCAAATAGAAACATACTCCATTTTTGGAATAGTTTCCATTATAGGATCGTACTCCCCGTCTTCGCTCCACCTTGGATATTCTTTAGATTGTGCAAAAGGACCCTTCATTACGCCTGTACCAAACAAACAAGTTTCAAAGGCTACAGATCGTAGGTGTTTTGGGGCTTCAGACTCGTCTAATTGGTCATGCATCAGCTTTTCCATGCGCTGTGCAGCTACCTTTGCAGGTTCATACACCATTGACCCTTGTATATTAGAAGTATCTACCTCTAATTCGTCT